CGCTGTCGTGCCGGGCATGCCCAGCGCTGTCCTTGATGTATCCGCGTTTGAAGAAACCGCAAACCAGGCGTCAGCGCTTCGAAGTTTGTTCCCGAGCCGCTGAGCGGCTGTAACCGCACCCGATTACATACCGCCCCCGTGGCGGTTTTTTCATTTCTGAAAGGACCAAAAAATGCCAGCTCCGGATTATGCTCAAATCGAAGCCTCCCAAAAGCAAACCCAGGCCGACCTAAAAGAGGTTGGCGATCAAATCAAAACCTATGCCGAGCGCACCGAGAAGGAAATCAAAGCTTCCGGTGAGATGCAGGCGGAAACCCGCGGCAAAGTGGATGAGCTGCTGCTCAAGCAAGGCGAGCTGCAAGCGCGTGTGCAGGAGGCCGAGCAGAAGCTGGTCAATGCTGGCAAGCTGCACGAGCCAGAAGTGCAGCAGTCTGCTGGTCACTTGGTGGCCGCCAAGATGGCTGAAGAGGGCGTGACCAGTTCGTTTCGCGGCTCGCGTCGTGTCGAGGTTCCGCGCGCCGCCATCACCACTGCCACCGGCGGCACCCTGGTCGCCCCTGACCGCGTCGGCGTGGTTATTGCCCCTCAGCGCCGCCTGACGATTCGCGACTTGGTCGCGCCGGGTACCACTGGCAGCAATGCTGTCGAGTACGTCCGGGAGACCGGCTTTACCAACAACGCCGCGATCGTCGGCGAAGGCTTGGCCAAGCCATACAGCGATCTGACCTTCGCGCTGGAGAACGCGAACGTTCGCACCATTGCTCACCTGTTCAAAGGTAGCCGCCAGATTCTCGATGATGCCGCCGCACTGCAAAGCTACATTGACGCACGTGCGCGTTACGGGCTGCTGCTGGCCGAAGAAGCCCAGCTGCTGTATGGCAACGGTACCGGCAACAACCTGAACGGCATCATTCCTCAAGCTCAGGCGTATGCCGCACCGGCTGGAATCACCGTGGCCGCCGAGCAGCGCATCGACCGCATTCGCCTGGCGCTACTGCAGGCGACCTTGGCTGAGTTCCCATCGACCGGCGTGGTTCTTAACCCGATCGACTGGGCTGCGATTGAGCTCCTGAAGGACGGCGAGGGTCGCTACATCATCGGCAAGCCTCAGGACGGTACCGCGCCTCGCCTATGGAACCTGCCGGTGGTTGAAACCCAGGCCATCGTCCAAGACCAGTTCCTGGTCGGCGCCTTCAGCCTTGCCGCGCAGATCTTCGACCGCATGGGCATCGAGGTGCTCATCTCGACCGAGAACGACAAGGACTTCGAAAACAACATGGTCACCATCCGTGCAGAAGAACGCTTGGCGTTCGCTGTGTACCGACCTGAAGCGTTCGTAACTGGCGACCTGACTGCTGCTTAATCCCCAATAAAAAGGCCGCCGCTCGGTGGCCTTGCTCGTTTAGGAGATATTGATATGGCGCGTAATACTTCAAGCTCGCCTGCGGAAAATGACAATGCCACTGATACGTCTGTGGCCACGTCTCCCGCGGGCGGAGCGGTTACTGACAACTCGATCATGATTTACCCGCTGCGCAGCTACCTGGACGGCAAAGAAATCCGCCGCCGGGGTGGTGCCGGTTATCTTTCGCCGAAGCATGACGCGACCTCGCTGATCGCTGCTGGCCTCGCGACTGATACAGATCCAAAGGCCTGATATGAACGCCATATCGACCGACGAAGCACTGCAGCATTTGCGTGCGGAGGAAGACGATCGTGCCCATGTGGAGTTGCTGCTGGCGGCAGCCGAAGACAGTGCGGCGCAGTTTCTGAACCGACGTTTTTATGCAGATGAACTTTCGCTTGCTGCCGCAGTGTTGGATGGCTCTGCTGGCAGCAAGCCGATTGTCATCAACCCATCCATTCGCGCGGCATGTCTGCTGATCGCCGGCAGTCTCTACGCGAACCGGGAAGATGTCATCGTCGGGACGATTTCTTCCGAACTGCCCATGGGCTCACGATCTTTGTTAACGCCATATCGCATTGGCTGGGGGGTGTAGTGAGAGCCGGATCTATGCGCCACCGCTGTATGCGCCGCGGTTATATCGAAGGCAAGGATGCCCTTGGCCAGCCAGCCAAGGTGTGGGGCGACCTCGGTAAAGTTTGGGCGGAAATCAACATCCCTTCCGGTCGCATGTACGAGGCCGCGTCACAGATGCAGGTCACAGTCACCGCCGAGATCAACATCCGGTACCGCAAGGATGTGGTGGCGGGGCAGCACCTGGTGCACGACGGCACGACCTACGAAATCATCGCCCCGATGGCCACCAACCAGCGTGACATGTTGAAACTTATGTGCAAAACGGTGAAGCCGAAATGAGTAACGGATCTTTGACAGTGCTGGGGCTTGGTGAACTGGAGGCCGACTTCGAGCGGTTGGCGAAATCTGTCGGCAATAAGATCGTTCGGGATGCCGTAATCGCGGGGGCGCGGGTCGCGAGGGATGAAGCAAAGGGCAAGGTTGCGGTTCGCACCGGCAACCTGAAGAAGAACATCATTGCTGTGCGTCTCAAGCAGTCCGATACGCCTGGAAGTGCAACTGCCGGGATTCGCGTGAAGCAACCCACCGGCAAGCAAGTCAAGGCGCTCAAACGCCCAGGCAAGAAGGGCCGCACCTCAAAAACGGAATATGACGCCCCGCTCTACTGGAAGTTTTTGGAGTTGGGCACCTCGAAAATGCAGGCCCATCCCTTCATTCGCCCAGCCTGGGACGGCAGCCTGCCTCAGATCGAGAAGGCCGTCGACGAAAAGCTGGCCGAAGGCATCGATAACGCAATCACCCGGTAAACCCAATGATTGAGAAATCCCTCATCGACAGGCTTTCGCCTCTGGTCGACGGGCGCGTTTTTTTCGGCGTTGCCCCCGAAGACGCCCTGCAACCTCGACTGATTATCCAAACGGTCAGCGGCGGTACCGGCTATACGCTCGCTGGCTGGGATGGATCCAGCGAACTAACCATCCAAGTGGACGCGTGGGGCGAAAGCTTTCTACAGGCCTTGACCTTGGCGTCGCTGGCATTTGCCACCATGACTGCCGACGGCGAGGACTTCACCACCGGCAGTGCTGATCGACTGCCTGACGTTTTTGAAGATGACACCAAACTCCACAGCGTGAGCTGGGAATACACCCTGCAACCATAGGAGGCCTCATGGCCGTTCAATCCCCAACGAAAGCGAAGTTTGTTAAAACGCAGGGCACCGCTCTCAGCGTTTCCAAGCTCACCACCACTGATCCGAAAGAGGCAGGCCTGACTTGGGCGGATCTGTCGGTCACCATCAAACAGCCGCAGTTCCAGGGCGGCCAGTCGGACGAAATTGAAGTTACGGTGCTGGCCAGCGAGGCCAAGGAATTCACTGTAGGTCTGGCTGACAACGGTACGTTCAGCATGTCTGGTAACTGGAAGGCCGACGATGAAGCCCAGACCGTGTTGCGTACTGCTCGCGACGACGGCGAGCCTCGGGCATTCAAATCGGTGTTCAAGGATGGTTCGTCCTCGAGCTTCTTGGGCCTGGTTACCCAGTTCACCTGGGACGCCGCGCCAAACGGTACGGTCAATGGCACCTTCAACGTGCGCATCACCGGTGCCGTGTCCTTCGACCTGCCGGTGATTCCGTAATGGCGAAGGTAAAAGCAATGGGGGCAACGGATCTGCGATCAATGGCGCTCGACCCCATGCGCAACTTCAAGCATGAAGCTGTGTCGGTGCCAGAGTGGGGTGGTGCCAAGGTAGTGGTTCGTGCGATGAGCGCCGGTGATTGGGTCGAATACCGTCGTCGGGCTTCCGAAATCGTTACCTCTGCACGTCTCGCTGCTGGACTTACCGCGCAGCCCGCCGAAGTTGAAGGTGATGAGACGCCGCCGGCTGAGCCACTGGTGGAAATCCAATCTTCACCCCTTTATGCCTTCGTCCTGGTTCGCACCCTGTTTGATGAGTCCAACTCCCGGGTGTTTGCCGACGAGGATGTCACCGTGGTTGCCGAGGCTTTCAGTCCTGTCCACGACCGGCTGGTAGGTAAGGCTTTCGAACTCAGTGGTGTCGCGGCGGGAGCTGATGCAGAAGACCCGGTGGCCGCTGCGGGAAACGGCTGAAGGAGGAGCCAGAGTTGGTTTTTATGCTGACTCTGGCACTCCGGCTAAGTATGACGTTGCAGGATTTGCGGTCACGGATGACTGCCGAGGAGTTGTTCCTCTGGATGGCCTACAACCAGGAGTCGCCACTCAGCGATACTCGAGGTGACATTCAGGCCTCGATCATCGCCGCATCAGTGTTTCAAGCTCAGGGTGCGAAGGTATCTGCCGTTGACTTGTTGCCGAAGTGGAAAGTCGAGCCGGAGCAAGTTGTTGACGAGGTTGCCCAGGCCGAGGAAGGAGCGGAGCTGTTCAAAGCTTTCTTGATGGTCAAGGCTTCGGAACCTAATCAGGAAAATCTGTGCTTGTAGTGATGGCTACCTGCTATATTGCGGCCAAATTTACGGAGGGACCCATGAAAAAAGCCGCTATCGCAATGCTTCTTGGCGCTGTTGTTGCTTCGGGCTGCACCATTCGTGTCGCCGACATGACCGTCGCAAGCACCAAGAATTACAACGTAAATTCCTCGAAGTTCGTGAAGGGAAAACGCGTCACCGGCGAGGATAACTACCCGGTAATTATCTTCCCTACGGGAATCCCGAATATGAAGACCGCGATGGATAACGCCATCCAACAAGATGGCTGCGCGGTAGGCCTGACTGATGTCGTTATGAGCCAATTAAACCACTCATTCCTGGTCGGGATGATCGGGTTCCGCGTCGAGGGTGATTTGCTTATCGACACCTCGCGTCAGGGGTGTGCAAACCGAGTTTAGGATACATAGAGCTACCAGAGCCCCGCCAAGTGCGGGGCTTTTTATTATCTGGAGAAAAGCATGGCGGGACAGACACTTCGCTCTTTGATCGTCAGCGTGTCTGCCGAGACAAGCGCCTACCAGCGTGAAATGGCCAGAGCTGGACGCATGGGTCAGAGCTACCTTCGGACAATCACATCAGGAAATCGGGATGCGACCAGTTCGTGGCGATCTCAGGAAGCCGCCGTGCGCGCCCAAGGTGCTGCGATGCAGTCGCTTACTTCAACAGTTGGGAGTTATGCAGCAGCCATGGCAGGTGCGCTGGCAGTAGGAAATGTCATCCACCAAGCTGACGCTTGGAATCAGGTCAATGCTCGCCTAAAGCAAGCAACAGCAGGAACAGAGGACTTTGCAGTCAGTCAAAAGTCCTTATTCGATATCAGTCAAAGGACTGGGACGGCATTCTCGGATAATGCGAACCTGTTCAGCAGATCCTCTTCCTCGATGCGAGAGTTTGGCTACTCCTCAAGTGATGTTCTTGGCGTCACTGAGGCGCTTGCTTTGGGGTTGCAGCTTTCAGGCGCTGGTGCTGCGGAATCTTCCTCAGTAATCACCCAATTCTCCCAGGCGCTTGGTCAAGGGGTTTTGCGTGGTGAGGAGTTCAACTCGGTCAATGAGAGCGGGGATCGAGTAATTCGGGCCCTAGCTGCAGGCATGGGCGTAGCCCGTAAAGATCTTAAGGCCATGGCAGATCAGGGGCTACTCACTATCGACAAGGTAGTGCCAGCGCTGATCAGTCAGTTGGGCGTACTGCAGGGGGAGTTTAAGGAGTTGCCCGGCTCGGTAAGCCGTGCCACTACAACTGTGAGCAACTCGTTCCAGGCTTGGGTGGGTGGAATGGACGGAGCGACCGGGAGCACTAAGCTGCTCGCTCGCGCGGTTACGTTTGTTGCCGAAAACATGGATGTACTTGCGGCCTCTGCGCTCACTGCTGGTGCGGCGTATGGGGGCCTAAAAGCGGGCGAGCTGATCAAGAGCCTTTTGGCCCAAGTTGGCGCAATTCGGGAAGCCAATTCCGCTGAGATCGGGCGCACCAAGGCGCAGCTTGATTCTGCAAATATGGCTGTTAGACGGGCGGCAGCCGAGACTGTGGCGGCAGAGGCCCAGGTTGCTGCAACGAGATTTACTGATGCGCATGCAGCAGCTCTTGGCCGCCTTCGCGCCGCTAGGCTTGCTGATGTGCAGGCTACAGCCGCACAAGCTGCGGCTCAATCCGCTCAAGCTGCGGCGACATCTCTGGTTGGACGTGCAGGTTCGGCACTTCTTGGCGTTATGGGAGGCCCAGCAGGACTCGCCTTGACTGCTGGTGCAGTGGCTGCCAGTTATCTTTTATTCAGTGATAACAGCGATAAAGCCCGCCGGGCCACTGTCGACTTGAAACGTCCAGTCGAGGAGCTGCGCAAAGAATTTGCTGAGCTTGGCAAAGAGCAGGCTCGTTACAAGTTAGGTGGGGTAATTCAGCAGCAGGCTGACGCCCAGGTCGCTGCGCAGAAGGCGTTACGGGACATCCGTGCAGCGGCGCAAGGCAATGACAAATGGGGTGACACCTACACGGCGAACCCCTTCCAGCGTGATCGCGCTGTCACGGATTTCAATCGGCGTATTGCCAGCGGCCAGGATATCGACTCGGCTAGCCAGGAGCTCGTCGCAGCCATTGGTCCCAATGAGGAGATGACCAAGGCAATCAACGCGTCATCGGCTGCATACGGTGAGGCGGTCAAGGCCTCTGGAGATTATGGCGACGTTGCCATGATGCTGACTGGGCGTTTGAACGATGTTGCTACCGCCGCGGGGCAGGCTGGAGCGGGTCTAAAAACGATTCAAGGTCCTGACCAAAAAACTATCGACGGCTGGAGTACCTACACCAAAAGCCTTGTCGAACGACTGAATTCTGTTCGTGACGGTGGCGACCTGATTGGAGAGGTGAATCGACGCATCGAGCGGGAAGGCGTTGACTCCAGCACTGCTGAAGGTTGGCGAATTCTCGCCGGTGCGATCAAAGGTTCAGAGGCTGCCGCCAAAGCTTCTGAGGAAGCGCAACAGAAGGCGAAGAAAGCCTCGGAGGATATCCAGCGACAGGCCGAGCGCCTGAACGACGCCTATAAACAGACGCTGACCAACCTCACCCAGCAAGTAGCACTTTACGGCGAAACAACGGAGCTTGGACGGCTTCGTTATGACCTGGCTACCGGTGAACTCTCCAAGTTAACTGACAAAAACAAGGTAATGCTCGAAGGCAAGGCGATCGAGCTGGACGCGCTCAATGCCAGAAAGGCCTACGATGGCCTGATGTCTGGTTTGCAGACCAAAGAGCAGGCACTGCTGTCGACGACCAAAGAGCGTATGCAGGTCCTGGAAACAGCAAATCGTGCAGGCAAGCTCAGTTCAGACGACTACCGTGCTGGTGCCGATGCTATCTCCAAGGCGACCGTTACAGAAGCGCCTCAGTTCGGAGGTATTGACTCGTCGGTAGGTGGCCCATCCGGGGAGTTGGTGAAAATTGCCGAGGCAGAGTCAGCTCTCAAAAAATGGCATGACACGCAGCTAACCATGCAGGCTGACCTGCGAGACCAGATCCTGGCGGATCAGCAGTCGACCAACGATCAAAAGCTTGCTGCAGAGCAGCAGTATTTGGATCGCGTAGTCGAGATTAATCAGACCAACCAGTCCAGGCTTTCGGATATCCAGGGTGCTTACAAGGTGGCCGTTATGGGTACCTTCAGTGAGCTTTCCGGGCAGGCTGCAGACATGGTCGGCAAAATCGCCGGTGAGCAATCTGGCGCATACAAGTCGCTTTTCATCGCGCAAAAAGCATTCGCTGTTGCGTCGATCATCATGAACGCCCAAATCGCAGCAGCAAAAGCGCCGGCAGAGCTGACCATATTGGGTGGCATTCCAATGGGGGCAGCATTGCTTGCAGCAGGGTATGCCAACGCAGCTATGGTTGGCGGAATGGCGCTGGCCGGGTTTTCGTCTGGTGGCTACACCGGTGATGGCGGAAAGTACGAGCCGAAAGGCGTGGTGCACGGCGGCGAGTTCGTACTCCGTAAGGAGGTGGTGCAGCAGCCTGGCATGCGCCCGTACCTCGAGGGCCTGAACAAGCGCGGCTATTCGGACGGTGGGTTTGTTGGTTCGGCGGCGATGCCTTCCTTTACCGCGCCTCAGGTATCAGCTGGCAGCGCTGGCGGCGCACCGGAAATCCATTTGCATATCAACGGTGACGGCTCTAGTGGCTCTGTCAGCTCGACTGAAGGCTACGAAGAGATGGGCCAGGCTCTGCTGGCGACTGTCCGGGCGGAGATGCCGAAAATTGCGCGCGGAGTAATCGTCCAGGAAAAAGGCCAAAACGGTCTGCTTGATCCAAGCAATCGGAGGAATGGTTGATGGCTGAAGTATTCAACTGGTCACCTCGGGTCGGTTCGTCGGGAGATGATCAGCCTGACACCCTCGAATCCAAGTATGGCAACGGTTATAGCCAGCGCTTGTCAGTGGGGATCAACAATGTTGCCGGCTCCTACTCAGTGTCGTTCACGGGAGGCGAAGCATACATCAAGCCGATCCGCGACTTTTTCAAACGGCATAAAGGGGCGAATCATTTCCTGTGGACGCCTCCGCTGGAGGTGCAGGGCGCTTTCATCACCACCGGCGGCTGGCAGCTACAAACGCACGGCAACAAGAAGTACACCCTCAGCACCACCTTTCAGCAGGTATTCAATCCATGATCACGTTGGACGACCAAAAGCTCGAGCCTGGTGCGCTGATCCAGCTTATCGAGCTGGATGGCGAATCTCGGGGTATGGGCTTTTTGCGGTACCACGCTCACCAGCAATCGACGCCGATCATCTGGAAGGGCGAAACCTACCACCCTCGAGCTTATGAAACCTCCGGGTTTGGTCGTAGCGTCGAGGGCAACAACTCTTCACCTTCATTGAAGATCAGCAACATCGATGGGTTGATCACCGCGCTCTGCATTCAGTTCCAGCACCTGAGTGGGATCAAGCTGACAGTCCGCCAGACCTATGCCAAATACCTGGATTCCGCGAACTTCCCTGGTGGTAACCCAGGCGCAAGCACGATGGAACGGGTGGACATCTCGTACATCAACCAGGCAACCAGCATCAATCGAACTGAAGTGGTGTTCGCTCTGGCACCTCCAACGGCAGTGAAGGGGCAGATGCTTCCAGCCGGGCTGATTATGAATCGGTGCGAGTGGTGTTTGTGGGGCGAATATCGCGGAGCTGACTGCAACTACACCGGCATCAAGATGTTCGATCTTGACGGTAATCCGGTGGACGACCCTGCACTGGATCGATGTGGTGGCCGGGTCAGTGACTGCGAAATTCGTTTTGGCAAGGGTAACCCCTTGGCCTTCGGTGGCGCTCCCGGTGCCTCTCTGATTGATGGATGAGCCATGAACAAGACGTTACTGAAACAAGTTCAAGCGCACGCTGCGGAGCAGTATCCGAAGGAGAGTTGCGGCGTTGTGATCAAGGAGAACGGCCGTCAAAAGTACGTGCGATGCCGTAACGACGCTTTGACTCCAAGCGAGCATTTCATCATCAATCCAGAGGACAAGTGCGCTGCCGAAGACCGCGGCGAGGTGCTGATGATTGTGCACAGCCACCCCGACATGCCGCCGCTGCCGAGCATGGCAGACAGAGTGAGTTGCGAACTCCATGAAAAGCCATGGGGCATTATCAGCTGGCCATCCAGCGAGTACTTCGAATTCAAGCCGTGCGGCTATCAGGCTCCGCTGATCGGTCGAGAGTTCGGCCACGGCCTGCTGGACTGCTACGCGCTCTGCCGCGATTACTACAGTCGCGAGCATGGTATCGATCTGCCGAATTACCCTCGCCGTGATGGCTGGTGGAATGAGGGAGAAAGCCTCTACGTGAAGTATTACGAGGAGGCTGGGTTCTACCCCGTGTCGGTACCGCGCAAGGGCGACATGATCGTTATGCAAATCAACGCCGGAGCGCCAAACCATGCAGGCATCTACCTCGGTGATGGCCTGCTGTCGAGTGATCCGGACCTGCATCCGGCGCCGAACACTTTCTTGCATCACCGCTACAACAAGAAATCCACCCGCGATGTTTACGGCGGTATGTGGGCCGATCACACCGTGCTGATTCTTCGGCACCAACGAGTGCCGGAGGTTGACTGATGGCGATGAGAACAATTGGCGCGCCACAGCCGTTGGTTGTGTTGGTGCTGCTGTACGGAGTACTCGGTGCTAGGTTCGGCCGTGAGCATCGGCTGGCTGTGGCTTCAGGAGCGGAGGCGATCCACGCTCTGTGCGTGACGATCCCGGGCTTCAAGCGCTTCCTGAGGTTTTCCGAAGAGCGGGGCCTAACCTACGCGGTGTTCCGAGGGAAACAGAACCTGGCTGGTGACGAGGTCGAGATGCGGTCAGACAGCGTTGAGCCGATTCGCATCGCGCCGATCGTAATCGGCAGTAAGTCAGGCGGCATCTTTGCCACCATCGCTGGGCTGGCGCTCATCGTTGTCGGAGCAGTATCAGGTCAATATTACCTGGCTGCGATTGGTGCCGGCCTGATGTTGGGCGGTATTGCTATGTCGATGTCACCGTCTCCGGCGGGCCTTCTCAATAATGAAGGCGACGGCAACAAACCTTCCTACGCCTTTGGTGGCGCGGTCACAACGACCGCGCAGGGCCGCTGCAAACCATTGCTCTACGGCGAACGCGACATCGGTGGGGCACTTGGCTCAGCCGGCATTTATGCGGAAGATCAGCAGTAAGGGGAACCCATGTCCAAGAATGCTTCAGTGCCCGTTGCTCAACGTCGGCGCCGGCCTGCTGCCGCCCAAATTTCAGGGGCCAAAGGCGGCGAGAAACAGCCCCATCAGCCCTACAAGGCTCCAGACAGTGCGCTGTCCATTGCCACGGCCAAGCTGCTCTACATTCTCAGCGAGGGACCAATCGTTGGCCCGGTTGACGGACTGAGGTCGGTAAAGCTCAACGGCACCCCGCTGATCTCTCCAGATGGCAGCGAAAACTTCCCTGGTACCCATTGGGATTTTCGCCCAGGGACGGTAGATCAGGAACACATTGCTGGCTTTCCTGCGGTCGAGAACGAAGCATCTCAGGGGCTGCCGGTTGAGTTGACTTCGGACAATGCCTGGACACGCGCCATTACCGATCAGCAACTATCGGCAGTGCGCATTCGTTTGTCGTGGCCGCAGATCTGGGAGCTGAAGAGTAATGGTGATCAGGTGGGTTACCGGATCGACTACGCCATTGATCTCTCCGTCGACGGTGCGAGTTATCAGACGGTGATTTCCGCCACGCTCGATGACAAAGGGACCACTGAGTACGAGCGTAGCCATCGGATCGATCTTCCAGAAGGTTTCACCAACGCCCTGGTGCGCGTACGCCGACTGACAGCCAACCGGAATGACAGCAATTGGGCAGACCTGATGCGTATCAAGGCGCTGACGGAAGTTATCGACGCCAAGCTGCGGTATCCGAACTTGGCACTGGGTGGTTTGCAGTTCGATGCCAAGCAGTTTCAGGACACTCCGAAATTCAGCTTGCGGGCTCGCGGCCGAATCATTCGAGTTCCGAGCAACTACAACCCAGAGAGTCGCACTTACGTTGGCAACTGGGATGGCACCTTTAAACAGGCCTATTCAAATAATCCGGCATGGGTCTGGTATGACCTCCTGTTGCACCGTCGCTATGGGCTGGGTCGTCGTATTACGGCAGATATGGTTGACCGTTGGACGCTGTACGAGATCGGTCGCTACTGTGACGTGCTTGTGTCGAATGGTAAGGGCGGACAAGAGCCGCGCATGACCACCAACGTCTACATTCAGGACCAGGCTGAGGGGTACGCCTTGCTATCCGATCTGGCCAGCGTGTTCCACGGTAGCAGCTGCTGGAACGGCTCGATGGTCACGATGATCGCCGACATCCCGGGTAATGAAGACGGTTACGTCTTCACGCGGTCGAACGTCATTGGCGAGTTTGAGTATGGCGCTGTCGCGTGGCCAGACCGGCACACCCGGGCAAAGGTTGCCTGGGATAATCCGGCCAACGAATTCAAGACCCAGCCGGTCGCTGTAACCAATGAGGAAATGATCGGGGCCCTTGGTCACCGTATGTTGGACGTCGGTGCTTTTGGCTGCACATCGGAAGGCCAGGCCATGCGTCACGGTGTCTGGGCGCTAAAATCCGAGCAGTATGAAAGCTGGTCGGTCACCTTTACCACTGGCATGGAAGGTCGGAACGTCGAGCCAGGCCAGATCATTTGCGTGGCTGACGAGCTGCTGTCTGGCCGTCCCAACGGCGGCAGGATTAGCGCTGCTACCAAGCGCGTGATCACTATCGACATCGATGCGCAGATCAAGCCAGAGGATCGGTTGATCATCAACCTACCAAGCGGCAAGTCAGAAGGGCGCATCGTCAAGTCGGTATTAGGTCGCCAGGTTACCGTGATGGCAGACTATTCGGAGTTGCCAGCTTCAGAGTGCAGCTGGTCTGTTGAAAGTGCTGATCTGGCAGTTATGCGGTTTCGCGTGCAGACCATCGAACCACAGGGTCTGCATCAGTTCAAAGTTTCTGCTATTCAGCATGAGCCGCAGAAATATTCCGCCATCGATACCGGCGCGAGGATTGATCCGCAACCGATCAGCATCATTCCGCCAGGTGTTATGCCGGCCCCGACAGGTATAACTATCGAGTCTCGTAGCGTGGTGTCGCAGGGGATAGCGATCAGCACTATGCGCATCACCTGGGCGTCTGTACCGGGAGCGATTGCATACAACGTCGAATGGCGCAAGGACAGTGGAAGCTGGATGCGCCTGCCTCGCACCGGAAATCTTGGCGCAGAAGTCGAAGGTATCTACAGCGGTCGCTATATCGCACGCGTCAGCGCGATCAACGCGATGGATATTTCTTCCATATGGGGCACCAGTAATGAGGTTGTGCTCACTGGGAAGCAAGGTCTGCCACCTGCAGTTTCATTCCTGAAGGCCGATAGCCTTCTGTTCGGTATTGGCCTCAAATGGGGCTTTCCAGCTGGCGCGGAGGACACTCAGCGCACGGAAATCTGGTACGGCACAACCACTAGCATCGAAGCGGCGACTAAGCTGGCCGACCTTGCGTATCCGCAAAGTGATTACTCGATGCAGAGCTTGCAGGCTGGCGCGAGGTTCTTCTTTTGGGCACGCCTGATCGACCGTTCCGGCAACGTGGGTCCGTGGTATCCAACCGGGCTGGGCGTCATGGGCCAAGCCAGCGACGACGCCGGGCCAATCCTTGATCAGATCGCCGGGCAGATCGGCGAGACCGAGCTGGGTAAGAATCTGCTAGACCGGATCGAGCTGATTGACGGCCCGTCAACCCTGCCGGGATCAGTCAACAATCGAGTGAATGAGCTGGGCGAGCAAATCGGCGAAGTCACGGATCACCTGCAGGAGCTGGTGAACGAAGGGCAAACCGCGCTGGCCGAGACGCAGCAGGCGTTCAGCGAAGCTC